AAGATCATCCGGGTAGACAATGCTGCTGAAAAGGCACTGATTGATGTAATCAATGTGCAGCCGAATGTGGGGAATGACGAGAATTATCTGGAAATCAATTACCAGTGGGCAAAGTCCACACTCGGTATTACGGATAGTTTCCAGGGCAAGTTCATGAGTTCAGAAACATCCGGCACGGCAAGACAGTATGCCATCAATCAGGCAGCCGGTAGACTGGAATCCAAACGTACTCTGAAGAACGAAGCATTTGCACAGCTTTACAAACTGATGTTCAAGTTCTGGCTTGCATATGCCGACCAGAACACAGAAATTTCTTCCACGGATCCTTCCGGTCAGGCCATGTATGAGGAACTGGATCGCCATGAGTTCTTACGGATAGACAAAGCCGGTGAGTTCTACTGGAACGATGAATTTGTATTTGATACAGACCCTACTTCCACACTGATGCAGAACCGTGAAATGATGTGGCAGCAAACGGATCTGAAGCTCCAGTCAGGTGCTTTTGGCCCTGTTGGAGATCTGGAAACCAGCAGAGCCTATTGGACCATTCAGAAAGCAAACGGTTATCCGAATGCCGGAATGGTACTGGATATTATAGAGAACAGAATCCAGGAACAACAGGCAATGGCACAGCAGCAAGCAATGATGGCACAGCAGATGCCACCGGAAGGAGCGCCAAATGCAATGCCCGGTATGTAAGATCGAGGGAAGAATCCAGTCCAACAGACTTGTCATAAGGTCTGATGGAACACTGGCATACAAAATGGAAATCGTGTGCCGGTCCAAAGAATGTCCTAAGTATAGGAGTGTCATTGGAACTATCTACCATCCGGTAGAAGTGGAAGACGATGACGAATAACTATTTCTAATATCTCGCATGGAATAGCGCAAAAATCCAAGGAGTCTTATGTTATTCAATACAATCAAAAAGCTTCTTTCTCCTGATGACATTGGTTCAGAAGGTATGGGAAGCGAAAGCGCAAACATGACTGAAGCCGCTGACCAGTCAACAGATTCGGAAGACTATTCCGATGACGATTCCGAAGGTGATGAAGTATCTGGCAGCCAGGATGGTTCAACGGATCAGGGCGAAGAAGTGGGAACCGCCCGTCCACAGTCAGCAGAGGACAACTCCAAATATGCACAGGCTAGAAGAGCAGCTGAACAGCAGATGAGAGCCTTTCAGCTTCAGCAGAACGAACTTGACAGCCAGTTTGCTGCTATGTTTGGAGATTATACAAATCCCGTAACAGGGCAGCCGATTAAAACGGCAAAGGATTATCTTGAAGCCATGCAGGCTCAGAACAAGATGAACCAGGAACAGGAGCTTCAGAGAGCCGGTCTTGATCCGAAGCTCATTGACAGAACGGTTCAGCAGGCTGTAGCCACAAATCCGGCAATACGTCAGGCCCAACAGGTCATTGAACGGAATCGCCAGGAAGAAGCACAGCGGATGATCCAAGAGGATGTTGAAAAGATAAAGGCTCTTGACCCTACAGTCACATCAATGGACGATATCTCCAAACAGGAGAACTTCCAGCAACTGCTTCAGTATGTGCAGACGCATCCCGGCACAAGGCTCCATGAAGCGTATCAGATTGTTAATTTCGCAAAACTGACTTCCATGCAGAAACAGGCTGCGGAACAGAAAGCGGTTAATGAAACAAAATCAAAAACACATTTAACTTCTTCTCCTGGAATGACCGGATCCGACAACATGGTGGATATTCCCGTGGATGAAGTTAAGAACTGGAAAAAATGGTTTCCGGGAAAGACAAACAAGGAGCTTAAACAGCTCTATAACAAAACTCTTAAAACCAAATAACAAATGCAACCGGCTACTAAGTGATTGTAGTCGCTGACCAATAACAACTATTGGAGGACTTTTTTCATGGCAGTTACAATTCGAAATACTGTTGCTAATGGCTCCCTCTGGAATGAGTGGGCAACACTTCTTAATGCAGCAATCTTTGATGCTGATGCTCAGCAGAACTCTTATGATGATCTTCTGAACGGTCTTGCAAATGTAGACACATCTGACAGATGGGCAGAGAAGTCCGTCACGATCGGCGGCCTGGGTGATTTCGATGCAAAGACAGAAGGTGCCGATGCTGCTGAAGATACCTTCGTTGAAGGCTACAGCAAACTGATCGAGCATATTACCTTCTCCAAGACATTCACGGTTTCCAAGGAACTCCGGGATGACAACCAGATCTCCGAAGCAAGAAACAAGGCTGTCAACATGGTCCAGGCTTACAAGAGATCCAGGGCGAAATATCTGTCCCAGATGATCACAACTTCTGTTGGTTCAGCAACAACCATGTCTTTCGGTACAAAGACCGGCATTGACATTACGGCTCCTGACGGACTGGCTCTGTTCAATGCAGCACATACGCTGAAGAGCGTTAACGGCACAACGGTTTCTAACCTGTATAGCGATCAGCTGGATGCTAACGGTCTTGTTCTGGAACAGCTTTCCAACAAGATGAGAAACTTCGTTGATGATCGTGGCGAGGTTCTCGGTTTTGATGCTGATACCATCATCATCCCCGGCAACAACGCACAGCTGGAAAGACTGGCAAAGGCCATCATCGGATCTGAAGGTCAGGTCGGCACGAACAACAACGACATCAATACTCAGCGTGGCAAGTGGAAACTGATCGTTGACTATCTGTGGACACCGGCTTCCGGTTCCCCGTATATCCTGATGTCCAGCAAGGCTAACAAGGCTCTTGATGGTACCAAGTTCTACAACAGAACTGATCTTGATGTTGCGAACGAAGAGAGAGTTACTTCCAGGAACCTGTACTACAACGGCTTTGCTCGTTGGAGCGCCGGTTTCACGAACTGGCGCCATGTTATCATGGGCGGTTCTTCTGATGCTTCTGCTTCTTCTCTTTGATCTAGCTGAGTAGGAGTAACACAGCATTTACATGGGGGAGTGTAACAACTCCCCTATTTTTGTAAGGAGCACAGATGAAAGTAGGAGATATTTTTGAGGAAAACGGGCAGAAGTACATTGTTACTTTTGTGGATCCGGCAAACGAAAAGAACTATACATACGGCAAGTATGTTGAGGAAGTCAAGGAAGAGAAGCCGGTAAAGAGAACCGGCAGAAAAGGAAAATAAACTATGGCATCTGTAACAACGTGGGGTGATATTCGACTTGCCACACTACAGAAGATGTTTTCTTCCGATGGAACTTCCATTCAGCTTGACTCTTCAAACCAGGAATATCTGTACAGTATGCCGCAGGCGGCGAATGAAGCACTTCAGCTGCTTGCTACAGCCGGTAAGTTTTTGGTCGGCGAAACAACGATCATTAATGAACCTATAGAGCCTATCTATGCACAGAAGAACAACGTTCAGATTGTGAACGATACTCTGGTTTTTAACACTGGAGCGGCAAGGGCTTATTACTTCAGAGCAGAAGGAAAAGGCACTGTACGTTTTATTGCTGATGGTGAAGAGATTACTTCTGTTGAGGTTGAATCTCCTGGAAACTATACGGTCTATAAGGGCCTTATTCCTAACGAAAATGCAGCCGAAATTGAAGTGATCATTGAAGTTCCTTATCGGTTTAACTTCAAAAACTTTGCTTTGTACGATGTGCAGTTTGAGAATGATGCTTCCGTAGACCCTTACGAAGATTACATCAAAATCAAGATGGCGGATATTGATGAAGACTTCTATCAGCTGTATCCGAATGAGATCTACTACGAAGGTCATGGGGAGCCACGGTATATTTTAGCGGACCAGTACTATCAGGAAGCCGGAAAGATCCTTGTGCTTCCACGGTCCATGCCTGGAGCCTATACGGTCTATTACAGAAAGTATCCTCAGAAGATCACACTGGATACAGAAGACAGTTATGTTCTTGCGGTGGATCCTGAAGTAGCGGCGCTTATTCCGCTGTATATGGCTGCTGAACTGTACAAAGACGATGATAACGGTATTGCAACAACGTACAGAAACGAGTTTGAAGTAGGCAGAGAATCATTATCACAGGCAGCGGATATTCCTCGGCTGGAAGAGTTTATATCGGTATATGGGTGGTCATAAATGGCTGTTCAATTCAATGTGCCGGCAAGTCCGGCTAAACAGGTATATCAGATGGAGCAGTTCCTCGGAGCTGATTTCACATCGGATGAATCTACCGTAGATGCAACTAAATCTCCCAGTGTGATCAATATGATTCGGTCGGTTCCTGGAAAAGTCCGTAAGAGGATGGGATACAAGACGATCGAAACATATGACGGTCAGATCTATGGAGCACATTATTATGCCACACTGGATGCCTGGATAATCCACGCCGGGACGAAGCTGTACAACTTCTCGGGACCTAAAGGAAAGTTTTGGTCTGATAAGAATGGCAAAATCGTTACGGACCAGGATGCAAGGGGAATCATTTTTCTTACTGGAAACACAGAAGATCAGCTGCTGTATGAAGGAATGGCAGAACACAGGTCTGTATCCTTTCAGCTGGATCAGAAGCTTGTTATCCTGGATGGTTCCAACATCACTATCTTTGACGGTTTTGAGGTCAAAAAGGCAACTGATGCAGCATACGTTCCTACGTTTTCGGTAAGTAATAATCCAAGCGGCGGTAGTGCTGATACTTCCGGTCTTGCCGGAGAAGCAATCAACATGCTTTCCCCGTACTTCATCGAGCAGTTTATTGTGGATTCCACTACTGCTTCTGCAACACAGTTCCATCTTTCCTTTGGAGATTTGGACGCTACAGAAGTCAAAGCATGGATCCTGGATAGCAACGGTGAATGGATACAGAAGACGGAAGGGACAGACTTCTCGGTGGACCGGGCAAACGGCATTGTAACATTTGCAACGGCTCCCGGAGTAACACCGGCAATCGGTAGTGACAACGTAAAGATTCAGGCGGCAAAAACCTTTGAAGGATATGCCAACAGAATCAATCACTGCACTATCGGTGCTTTGTTTGGAGTAAATGGTGCTAATGACCGTCTGTTCGTTTCAGGAAATTCCGATAACGGAGTTAATTCCGATGGAGAATATTACTCTTTCGTGAACTATGACTGGTATTCGGAACAGTTCGATCCAACATACTTTCCGGACACTGGCTACAGTAAATTAGGTTCAGATAGTTCTGCGATCATGGGTTATTCCATTATCAATAACTATTTGGCTACACATAAGAACTACAACGAAGATAAGCAGTCAATCATGCTGCGTGAAGGTGATCTTGTCGATGGTGAACCGGCATTTAAGCTGATTAACACATTACAGGGAGCCGGAGCGCTGTCAAAGTATTGCTTCTCTTATCTGGAAACTGAACCGCTGTTCCTGACAAAATTAGGAATCTATGCGGTTACGGCACAGGATGTTACTGGAGAGAAATACGCACAGAACAGATCGTATTATCTTGACGGCAAGCTGCTGGAAGAAGAGAACCTGGAAAACGCTTTTGCCTATACGTTCAGAGATTTCTACATCCTTTGCGTAAACAGCAAATGTTATATCCTTGACGGTTTGCAGCCGATGAGGACAGACAGGTCCATGCCGTATGCCACAAGGCAGTATGCTTCTTTCTATTTTGAGAACATAC